CCGTTCATCCGCCATGCGTGGAGCGGTAGCGAGTGGCACGGCACCACGCCCGGCTCGCTGGATCCGCTGAAGGAGGCCACGGCGGCAGAAAAGCGCGCTCAGTTCCTCACCAGTGAGCACGAAGAGAGCCTGGCGTTTAACGGCGGCAATTGGGATTCAAAGCACGCGCAAAGAGTCCGTGAGGCCAGAGCCAGGGAGCGCGATGGCCTGCCACCCTTGGGTGCTAAGCCTGTGGATGCGGTGGTAGACCAGCCTGCTGACGGAGGGAACACAGGAGCGGTATGATATAGCCATGGGAATTCTTGACGTTCTTTACTCCCCCTGGGCGATTCTCCCCGAGCATCTGGCACAGATGCAGGAAATTTACGCGGCTCGCATCCGTGGCGAGCGCTTGGAGGCAGGGCGCAGCGCCCCCCTGGCTGGCCCCGTTCCTGGCGGATATGAAATCCAGAATGGTGTGGCTATTATTCCAGTGCGTGGCGCAATTGCCCAGCGAATGAGTCTAATGCAAGACGTCAGTGGCGGCACTTCTAGTGATTTGCTGGCGCGAGACATCAGAGCTGCGGCTGATGATAAAAAAGCCAAAGCAATTTTATTGCACATTGATTCGCCCGGAGGCACGGTTGCTGGCACCGAAGCGGCGGCATCTGTGTTGTTCCAGGCCCGCCAGGCCAAGCCCACTGCCGCCTTAAGTGATGGCGTGATTGCATCGGCGGCTTACTGGATTGCTTCGGCTGCTAGTCAAATCTACGTCGGCAGTCAAGTAGACAGGCTCGGATCTATTGGAGTTGTTGCTACTCATCGCAACATTGCCGAAATGGAAAAAGCGGCAGGAATTCAAACAACTGAAATAACAGCAGGTAAATATAAGCGGATCGCAAGTCAGTACGGCCCATTGACCGAATCAGGAAGAAAATCAATTCAAGATGAAGTCGATGCAATCTACAAAATTTTTGTAGACACTGTTGCCGATTATCGAAGCATCACAATTGACAAGGCGTTGGCGATGGCTGACGGCAAAGTCTTTATCGGGCAGCAGGCAATAGATATTGGCCTTGCTGATGGGTTCTCTTCGTTAGATACACTGATGTCACAGCTCAACGACCAAACAGCCGGATGGGAGCCGTCTCCCGCCCGTCGTCCATCAGCGGCATTGCCGCCCCTTCCAATGGCTGCAACCGGTCCCCCGGCACCTGCGGCTCAACTGACCACCCTCTCCCCTCTCTCTTCTATGACGACCACCCCGGAGCAGGTGGCCCAGTGGGCCACTGAAAATCCGGCGGCTGCCACCATCCTTCGCGATGAAGGCGCAGCTGCCGAACGGGCTAAGCTCCAGCCCCAGATCGAACAGGCCCGCGCTGCTGGCGCAGATGCCGAGCGCGAGCGTGTTGCAGGCGTCCGCGCTGCGCTGGTTCCGGGCCACGAGGCCCTGATCGAGCGGTTTTGCGCCGATGGCAAAACCACGGGCGGAGATGCTGCGCTGGCAGTGATCGCTGCAGAGCGGGAGCTGCTCGAGGCTGCTGCTGCCACGCGCCTCGCCCAGGCTGTTCCAGTGGCTCCATTTGCAGGCGTAGAGGAAACCAGGCTTGAAGCAGCTGCGCCCAGGGAGTTAACGCAAGAAGAGAGCGCCGCCCTTGGCCAAAAGCTGGGCTTTCGGGCCCGTGAGATCATTGATGCGGCCAAGGCGCAGGGCCGCACCCTAACGCCAACTCAAGCCATGGCCCAGGCCAGGGCTGAATTTTCCACATCCGCCTGAGGTTGCAATGTCTCTTCGTGTTCCTGGAACGCAGCTTGCCTTTGAGGCAGGCGGCACCGTCAACAACTTTCGCCTAGTTAAGTTTGGATCGGGCGATCGAATTGCAGTGCAGGCTGATGCGGCGACTGATGCGATCATTGGCGTCGCCGATGTTGCTGCGACAAGTTGCGCTACTGGTGAAAAATTTGATGTTGTTGTCCAGGGGGTTTTCCCCGTCACCTACGGCGCCAACGTTACCCGTGGACAGCCTTTGACATCCAACAGCTCGGGTCAGGCAATTCCAGCTGCACCGTCTGCGGGTTCAAACGTCTCCGTGATCGGCAGGGCGCTTGTTTCTGGCGTTTCAGGAGATCTTGGCTCTGTCCTAATCAATCCTGGATCTCTCCAGGGCTAATTCATTATCCAAGAGGGTTTAACCATGTCTTACATGAATTTTCCTTTTCCGGTTCAGCCGCAATACACCGGGATTTCACTTGCTTACAGAAACACAAGTCTTATTGCGGACGAAGTCAGTCCAAGGGTTCCTGTCGGCGCGCGAGAGTTTAAGTGGTTCCAAATGAACCGCGCTGATCGATTTACTATCCCAGATACGCTGGTTGGACGCAAAAGCGAACCAACTCAAGTTGAGTTTGGGGGGACTGAACAGCCCGGCTTTGTCAAAGACCGCGCGCTAGATGATGTCGTACCACAGGAAGACATTGACAGTGCTTATCAAGGTTATGATCCCCTCGGCAGTGCAATTGAAGGAATTACAGAGCTTTTGGCTCTTGACAGGGAAAAGCGGGTGGCTGATCAGTATTTTACTTCAAGCACTTATCCAGCCGCGAATCGTACGACCCTGAGCGGTACATCTCAATGGTCTGATTATGTCAACTCAGATCCTTACACGGCAATGATGACCGCCATGGATGGGATGTTGATGCGGCCAAACACTATGGTGATTGGCCGGGTAGCATGGAATCGACTAAGAGTGCATCCCAAGATCACTGCTGCCGTAGTTCCTCCGGCAACCGGCAATACTGGGACCAGTAACGCTCAAGGCACTCCAGCGACCCTTCAGGCAGTCGCTAACTTGTTGGAAATCGAGCAGATTCTAGTCGGAGAGGCGTGGTACAACTCCGCAAAGCCAGGTCAAACTGCAGTTATGACCAGGCTTTGGGGCAAGCACTGCGCATTGCTGCATCAGCGCCCCCTGGCCAGCCTTCGTGGCAATGGGATCACGTTTGGCGCCACTGCAGAGTACGGAACCCGCGTAGCGGGAACGCTTGCAAATCCCTTCAAGGGAATGCGTGGCTCTATTCAGTGCCGTGCTGGTGAATCCGTTCAAGAGCTGGTAATTGCCAGCGATGTAGGCTATTTCTTTCAAGACTGCATTGCTTGATTATGCCGACTTTTGTTGTCACAGATCTGGGGCCTCTTACTCATGACGGTGTCACCTTAACTGAAGGTGATCATGTTGTCATACAAGACGCCTCTGTTGCTCATCTTCTTGAGATTGGTGTAATCACGCCAGCTCAAGAGCCAAACAGCAAAGAAAAGTCCACTGCAAAAAATGTCGGCTAACTTTGATGCCGATCTAGATGCGATGCTCGGCGAGCCGTTTGGGTCACCCCTTGCGGCTGCTGGGCAAAGCGATTGGGGTGTTATGACATACGAAGGGACGATGATTTTTGGAAATGAAGTTGTGCATGTTGGCCCAAGTATATTGGCCAGGCGATCGCTATATGACGGACTGGACTATGGCGATCTTTTAACCTTTGAAGGCAGTGTCTACAAGGTTTTGCATAAACCGCTAACAGGCGGAGACGGAAAACTTTGCAGGATTCCGCTTCAATTCCAAGGGCCGGCAATCTCGCTACAGGTGTTTGTCTTGACAACTGCCGACTCTGGCCGTCAATTTGTCACTGCAGATACTGGCCAGCCAATTCACACCCAGCCCACCTAGGCCATGACGACCACGCCCACCACAATCAGCCAGTTGCCAGCCCAGAGCGGCGCATTGACAGGCGGTGAGCGCCTGGTGGTGGATCTGGATGGGGCCACGGTTGCCGCCTCCGCGATCACCGCAGGCGGTGCCTACCGAGTCCTGACGGTGGGAACCACGGACTGGACAACAATTGGTGCTGCATCGAGCGCGATCGACGTCGCCTTCGTGGCCACAGCCACAGGGACAGGCACAGGCACAGCCGTGGCGCTGCTGACCCGGAGGGTCTCTGCCCAGCAAGTGGCAGACCTGGCCAGCACTGGGCCGGTGGACCTGGCATGGAATCCAACAACCCGCACGATCAGCAGCTCTGCTGGTGCTGACGCTCAACTGACGCTGGCCAGCCCCTCGGCGGATGGCCTGATGCCATCTGGCGATGCTGCCAAAATCGCGGCAATTGTTACCACTGGCACTCCGGGCCAGGCCCTGCGACTGGGTTCGGACGGAATCTATCGCGGCCACACGTTCACCGCCGGAGACGTGGGAGCGGACTCAGTCGGCGCTGCTGCAGCTGCGATTGCCGCCCACTTGGCGGCACCTGACCCGCATTCTGCCTACGCCACCCCCGCAGAAGCCGCCGCTGCCGCCCCGGTCCAATCGGTCACGATTGTTCCCCCCTCGGGCTGGGGCGTCACGGGGGCCGCAACGGGCAACGTCTCGTTATCGCTAAGCCTGCCGGTCGGATTCACGCTGGTTAGCCCCTCCGACCGATCGACCTGGGACGGCGCCGCAGCCAATGCGCTGAGGTGGGACGGTGGGGCAGCGGGGCTGAACCAGGCCACGGCCCGCACCACCCTGGGGCTGGCCCAGGTTTCGTGGACTGGCGCCTACGGAGACCTGTCAGGCCTGCCCACACTAGGCACGGCAGCCGCGCTTAACCATGGAGCAGCGGCGGGGAACCTGGTCCGGCTAGACCCGAC